GCTGCTTCCAGCGCGGCGGCTTTCTCTTCGGCCAGCTTTCGCTTGGCTGTCAGTTCCGCTATGCGCTTTAGCAAGCCGCTCTTGCCCTTTTGGGCCAGCTCGGCAATCTCCTCGTCCGTAAGGTCCTCAACATCCTTTGAAAGAACCTCCTTGGGGGATGCCTCCTTGGGCTTTGGTTCGCCCTCCTGTGAGGGGGATGAAGCCTTCGGGGCCTCCTCTTGGGGAGCCGATTCAGACTGTGCGGCTTCAGGCTTTGGGGCCTTGGCGCTCAGTTTGGCGATTCGGGAGGACAGGAAATCCTTCTCCGTCATCGGCTTAGTTTCTGTTTCCACGGCTGGCTTAACGTCTGCCGCGTCCGACGTAGTGACTTCTGACATAAGGTGGTCTATCCGCCGTATTTAACGCCCCGGCGACTGCGAGTTGGCGAATGCTATCACAAGGATTTTGGTGCTTGACCATAAGCCATAGCCATGAGCCCATAAGCCACCATGATTGACGACAAATCGCTAGAGCGCCTCCACAACAGCGAAGACTTCCTCAAGTTCCTCCACTACATTTACGGCATCCGCGAATGGTGCATCTCGCAGATGCACGACGTACCTACAGAGCGGCTTCAGCAGCTAAGTGGACGCATCTTGGCCACGGAGGAAATCCTCTCCGTAGCCAAGTATCAGGAGCTGTCCGATAAGTGGAAGCGGATGCGGGAGTAGCCCTATTGGGCCATCCCCTGCGTCTGCATCTCCCCCATCTGGGCGGGAGCCGTACCAATCTTTCCAATCTGGGCGTTCTGCGCCTGCTGCATCTGGAACTGGTATTGCTGGATGTACTTCTGTAAGCGGGCTTGGAACGCCTCGTCCTGCTGCAAACGCTGCATGACATCAGGCTGCTGGGTGTACTGTTGTATCACCTGCAATGCCACCTGCGCCCCGTTGGGTCGCGCACCCACCTCGATACCAGCGTAAATCTTGGAGAGGTCGTCCGTCACCTGCTTCACAATCTGCTGTTGAGCCTCGCCAGCGGGCTGAAGAACAGCGTCAGCAAGGGCAGGATTCACCGAAGAAGCCAAAGCCTCCAGCAACAGGTCCATGTTGATGCGGCCATTGCGGTCGAGCTGCACCAAACTTACAAAGCGTTGCAGCTGGGCCTCCAGCGTCTCGGGGTCGGTGTTAAGGACATCGAACGTGATGTTGATGTCGAAGTCCTCATTCGGGTCGCCACGGCTGTAGCGCACCGGATCGGACGTACCCGTGACACGGAAGAACACCTGCTCGGGGCCAAAACGCTGGTAGCACTTGAACGCGAGTTTCAAAACGTCGCGTACATGGCCAAGGAACTTGTCCACATAGTACTGCTGGCGAACCCGCGACATCGGGTTGTTGTGGTCCAGCCCCATGATGCGGTCGGCTTGGTCAATCTGTACCCGCTCCTTCTCAATGCTGCCCGGGTTGTAGGGCGGCACAGGACCAAACTGAATCTCGCCAAGACGGCGATAGGGCACACGCGCACCCGGGCCCCAATCATTCGGCGGGAAGCCAGCGGGGTGCAGGATGGGCGGCAGCGTCGCCATGCTGTTGCGGTCGGTGCGGGCGTCACGCTCCGCCTTCACTCCCCATTGCAAGCCCTTGAGCAGCTCCGGGACGGTGTTGAGCTCGTACAGCCGCTTGTTGTCTTCGCTGAGCTTGGTGACGACGAAGGGGTAGTCGTCATATCCATTGAGGAGTTCGTGCTTCGCATACTTCGGGTCCTCTGGAGTGCCCGTTTGCATGGAATGGAACACCGTGCAATAGATGCCTTCCGAATTGTCCTCTTGGGAGATGAGTCGCTGGTAGGCATAAATCACCTCATAAAGCTCATCCGTCTCGTTGGACGCGGCACGATTGATTTGCGTGTTAGTGCGCGGGTCCGTAATGTCGATGGACGTGGCAAAGCTATTGATAACGGTGTCGGCCCACTCCGCGTCCCATCCTTCCGTGGACACCTTGTTCTTGATTTCTTGTGCCGTCATCAGCACGCGCCAGAAGCAATAGGGGGCTTTCTGATAGTCGGTGGTGTAGGCGGGGAAGAACACGTCGCCATCAGGGGCTAGGGCGCACACCTTTGGCGCGTTCACCGACTGACGCACCACGGGAAGCTCGGCCATGCCCGTCTTGCGAAGCTGCTTGATGGCCTTCTTCGCACGGGCATCCGTGACGCCCTGAAACTGCTGCTTCAAGAGCTCCGCAATCTGGCTATCCGTCTTGCCGTCCACAATCAGCTGAGCCAAGTCGGGACTAAGCTGGGCAATCTGCTGGAGGTTGAGCTGCTGGAGGAAGGTGCGGTTTTCACGCATCCAGCCGACGTAGCTCACCATGATGCCGCGCTCAAAAAGGTAGTTGGCCCCCAGCTCCATCTGCCGCTTGAAGTCCTTGATGTAGGACGAACGCATCCACTTCAGGAAGGCGGACGTAACACGGGCACGGGCGATGTCGCCCAGCTCCACGGGATAGGCGCGGATGTTGGCCCGCTCAAGGGCCTCCATGCAGAGCGCGACGTAGGTGTTGATGCGCTCGTCAATGATGCCAGCCTCCGTGTCCGAGGCCCCCTCAAACGGGAACGCATCGGCTCCGTGCTTGCGAAGGTCCTTGGACTTCCCGGGCCAGATGTTGCGGCGATAGTCGAAGCTGTCCCGCGTGCTCTGCAAATACCAATCCAAATCGCCAATCGTCCGCTCGTAAGCATTCTTCAGCGCCGATACGTCGGGCTTGCCCGAGGCGAACGTAAGGGCTTCAGTTTGGTCGTTTTTCATTAGGGCTCAGGCGGCGTTGAATCTTGACGATGATGTTGTTGGCAAATCCCTTGTTCGCACCCACCTTGTCCGCCAACAACTCCGGGGGTACGGGGTGGTAGCGGGCCTGAAGGGCGCGAGTCAAAATTTCAAAGCCGAGAAGGCGGTCCATCTGCTCGGCCTGCCACTCGGGATTTAGGGTGATGTCACTTTCCGAGCGCCTCATGCCGATAGGTGGTTCCGCCTTGCGCGTCCTTGATGATGTTGACGTAGATTGGTTTGCCGACAAGCCTATCACACCAGCTCGGTCTGATTGCGACAGGAACCAGAGGATGGGTCTTGCCCAAATGGGCATACACCCAATGCGGATTGGGGGCGCGCCTCACCACAATCATCTGCACGCGGGAGGGCACGGCGAGTGGCACCTGCTTGTGCAGGCGGAGCTTGTCCGCCCCCTCTTCCGTGAACCAAGCCCCCTTCTCGTCCTTGCCCCACTCCTCGTCGGAGAGCTTCTCCGCCCGCAGCTGGATGAGCTCATGGTTCTTGAGGCCGAGCTCCTTGGCCATATCCTTGAATGTAATTCTATTCATCTTAGTAAGCCTGTGACGCCGAGCGTTTCACCTTCATGTCGTTGGGGTTGACGTGCCTGATGTCGGAGATGCCCGCATAGCGCAGGACATCCACGGGGTCCTTCCACGCCTCTTCCAGCCCTCCATCCGCCGTATACTCCTGCAAGGCGGAGATGATGTTCGTGCAGCGGTCGGAGATGTAGAAATGGGGGCGGTTGAGGCTGTCCATCGGAGCCTTGCGATTGTAAGCCATCTTCGTCTGCAAGGCCTGTAGCCCGTCCTCAATGTCCAGCCCGGGTGCCGGAACGAACACCAAGCCAGCGTCGTTAAGGTCTTCTATGATGGACGATGCGCCGGTTTGTGTCTGGTATTTCTGAGCCCCAAGGCGGGGGTCAATCAGGCGTTCAAAGATGACATCAGCCGTCTGCTCCTCCAGCCCCGTAATCAAATCAACGTAGTCGCGTATGCCGTGGCCCAGCCCCTTGGCCGCTGGCCCGGGCATCCACTTGCCGCCCCGCATCTCTGCCCATTCCCCATAGGTGCCGTCAGGCCACTCCCTGTACACCCACCACGTCCCCGTCTCGTCCACGGCTATCCACACCATGAACCAATTCTTACGCCCAGCAGGGTCCAGCACCATATACCTCGTCTTGCCCTTCAGGTCGATGGACTCATGCTTGACGACATTCACGTCCACGGAGAAGTTGGGGAACTTCGTCGTGTACGTCTTGGTGGGCACCCCGTAGGCTGCTGTCAGCGTGTAGGCCTCGTCCCCCTTGGCCCTGCATTGCTCGGCAATGCTCTCATAGCCAGACCAAGGGTTGTCTTTGCTGTGGAAGTAGACGATGCCGGTGTTCTTGTTCTCGTTCACCTGCACATAGGGCACAGGCCGGTTGTTCAAGAGCTCGGCCTCCCTGCTCTCCAGCGTCTTGGCCCCGTCCAAGTAGTAG